ATCACCAGCAGCTCCATTATATCCAGCACCGCCACCACCAAGTGTTAGGCTGCTTCCAGTAATTGTTGTTGTTCTGCCGTCTCCCCCGTGTCCATTTCCATCTGTATTTCCGGCTTCGCCAGCGCCCCCACCGCCACCGCCATAACTATCTGTAACAGCCGAACCGCCCGCGTGACCCAAGCCCGCGACCCCAGCACCAGGAGCAAGACTGGTGTTTGATGCCCCACCACCCGAACCGCCATTCAAAGCTGGGGTGCTGTCAGATTTGACAAATCCACCACCTCCGCCACCAGGTGCATAGTAGGTACCAATATATGATGTAATACCGTTTTGTCCGGCACCACCATTACCAGAAGTGCGACCAACCCCCCCAGCGCCAACCTTAACAATCGCGGTACCAGCCGGAAAATATGCTTCAGTCATCTCTAGCATCCCACCAGCTCCACCGCCACCGGAATACCAAGAGCCGGCACCACCGCCACCACCAAGAACCATAATTTGAGCAAAGCCGGCGTCAGAAAATGTCACAGAACCGTCACCGGTGAAATCATAATAATTATATGTAACACCACCATCGGTTACGCTTCCCGTTGCCGGGGTTCCAGTTGTTCCAGAAACCACAGCTGCTCCAACACCAGGTGCAGCCCACTCAGCCCCATCCCACACCTCAAGAGCACCACCACTGAAACGGGCAACATTCGTCCCATCATTGGCCTGCCAAGTATCAAACCTCGCAACACTCGCCATCAGCTAGCCTCCGAAATCTGTTTGAGCGTCATCCTTATTAGTGACCGGCGTACCTTCAGTATTCTGCCAATCATCAAAACGCATAGTAGACATTACTCAGCCACCAACCCAAACGCGACCTGGACCTCATCCACGGTTAGACCAAGTGCCTCAAGTTTCGCAATAGCGGAAGCCTTAGCGTCCAGTTTCGCTTGAGCCTCATCCGCAATCTCTTGTTGCACTGTGGGCCAGTGTGCTTCGAGTTCTTTCTTCGTGGGCTTCTTACCGGCACTCAGCCAGGTAAGCCCACTGTAAGAGTCACCGTTGAGTGTCCACTGTGCGTCAGGGTAACGCTTGGAAAGAATCTTGGGAATATCCATTAGCCTGCCACCTCAATCAAAGTAATCGTGGACACAGCCCTAGCTTCCCTAGTGTTGTCACCATCAGTTGTGGTCCGATTCATAACAATAGTTTTCGTAGAGCTTGAACCGTGTCCCAAATCCACGCCATAAGTTGTGGAACTAGTGGTTGACGGCGAATCAAGATACACAATAGTTCCAGAGTATCCAATAGTATCTAGTGCTGAACTGCCAGATGACCACAGAGTAGCGCGCTTGCGACTGCCAGCCGCATCACCAACACCAATAGCAGTAGCGCCACGCTTCAAAATAAATTGTAACTGTTGCTCCGACCCGGCAGTATTAACATGGCCCGCCAGCTGAACCATCACCATGATTTTGCTTGAAGTGGACCTTGGCGTTATTGTCGCCGTGAGCCCTGTAAACTCTGTTGTTGTACCGGCCACAACACTAGCGCTAAACGTATCACTCTTAGTCGTAGACACAACCTGCAAAATACCGCCAGTGCTAATAGCGCTAGTCGGCAAAGAATCCGCCTTAGCATTAGCCAAGTCCAAACTCGACCCAGACGCAATATCCACTACATAAGAATTAGCAGCCAACCCACTAAGAGAACCAACACTCAACTCACTCATACAATACTCCAAGCACTCGCAGTACCCACCGTCACAGTAGCACCGGCAGAAATCGTAATCGGCCCAGCACTAACACCATTGTAATTATCATCAAAAGTGTAATTATTCGTAATCGTGTTGAAATTAGGCTGAATAGTGTCATCCGCCACATTCCCGCCACCACCACCGGAAATCGTCGTCCAACCAGTAGCAGTACCCGCATAAACCTCAACAGTTCCGCCACCAACATACGACAACATACCCTCAACGGCAGTACCAATCGCAGTGGCGCGAGCAGCCGTACCAGCGAACGTCAAAATAGTTTGATTACCGATATAGGTATTCATGTCAGCAGCAGTCAAAATCTCGTTGACTTGCCAAATCTTATAGGGCATGTGTAATCCTTACCAGCTCAGAGTGCCTACATCTAGTTTACCGAACACCGCGTCATCAAGGATGAGTGGCGCGTATCTTGTCTCATTAAATCCTAACTCAACACGGTGAAATTCCGTTTGCACATTGTGATTAATCTCACGAACTTCCACATAACGCACAATTTGCGGAGGAATACCGTTAGGAGTAAATGCAACACTGCAAATGTCACCAATCTCCAGGGCAAGAATTTGAGCTTGCTGAGACGGTGACAGCTTCTCCAAAGCAATACCAACACTCTCGAACCGGTACTCCGGTTGCGAATACAGCGAAGCGAAACCGACCACAAAATCAATCAAATCGCTGTCATCATTTAACTGAGTGTCATTGACAGTAAGGTCACGGATACCGTAACTGTTTTGAGAAGCAACATCAGAAGCAATAGCTGTGCCACCGAATTGTCGAGAAGCTGTTACACGGTTAAACAAAAGCTCAGCACCATACGTCACATTAAAGTTAGCCGCCGGGATACCGCCCTCACCGAGCGCAACCAAATCAGCTGACGTTGGGGCCTTCCGCCTATCACGGTACGCAAACTTACCGTCACGGGTAACAAACACATAACCAGGGTCAGAACCCGCGACACTTTGTAAATAATTCAAAGCATTCGTTTCCGCAGAAACAGGGTTAGCCGCAAGAGGGACAGCACCAGTATCAATATCACGCAATGCGGCGGGCCAATCAAGTTCTGGCCTATCAAGCACAGCGTTCACACGAGCGCCACCCAGCTCCACAGAAGGCGTATGCGCGTCAAGTGTTTGGTTAGCGACAACGCTCAAAGTATCAATGGCTTTAGCGGCTGCAACTGAATCACCAGACGGCTGGTAACCCAAATCCCAGTCTTCAATCCAACCAATGAAAAGAATTTCCCCGCCAGAGGTCACACGGATTTCACGTCGAGGAACAATCTCGGGGTAGAAAGGTGAAGAAGTGTAAAGCGGGTCGAAAGCGCGAGTGTGGTTAGTGAATTCGACAGTGCATTCACCGGGCGGGAATGTGCCGAGAATGGCTGATTTACCGCGTTGAATGTCAACCGATATTACATATTGGCTAACATCATAGAAAAGTGTTCCACCAAGACGGTAAGTAGTATTGTCGAGGCGTCCCTGAACCGAATCGTCTAACCGAAAAAAACTAGCAACGGGGCTATCAGTAAGGTCAAAACCGATTTCAACTTTTAGGGTTGGGGCCGCCACTTATCTCACCCCGTAATCAAAGGTTCCCCATGACTGACCGCTGGTGTTGCTACCAGACGTTGAGTTGGACCTTGTGGCTATATTTTGGAACGCTCGAACAGTGTTTGTAGCGAACACGTTGATAATTCTTCCAGCAGCACCAGCAGGTGTAGGCGATGTGACATAACTTGGCACAGATGGCGTTGAGGGTCTTGTGGTCGGGACGCTGACACCGAATTTACCACCAGGAGCAAAGGCAGAAGATAGTTGCTGCATTTGTAAACCTTTATTTAAGGCGGTTGGTGCTAGTACTTTGGCTGGGCCATTAAATTCTTGCGTTATTTCATCAACTTGGATTCCATTTCCGTCATCACTGGTCACGCCTGGAGGTGTGTAATCAAAACCTGGCGCTTGAGGCATCCGCGCCAAAGCAGCCTCAGCAGCCGCAATAGCCTTCTCAATGCCCGCAATCAGCACTTCTTCAAAAGTAGTCGTAAACGACTCTGCAAGGCTGTTAGCCATAGCCTCAAGCTCACCAAGCTGAGACTCCAAACCGTTAACAATACCGTCAACGAACAGCTCACCCTGACCATACATGACCTGAGCAGTGTTCTCACCAAGCTCTTGACCGAGCGCATCAAGCTCAGCAAACAACCCGTTAACCTCGGTGATGGTGTCAGCGCCACCCTCAACCAAAGCCTGAGCCGTAGCGCCACCAGCCTCAACACCAGCCTCAACAAGCTGGTTGAACAGCATCGGGTCCAAACCAAGCGCACGAAGCGTCTTTAGGTTCTCAACAAACTCCCGTGTCCGGTCAACAACCGCACGATAACCGGCAACCAGTTTGTCAGCCTGAGACTGTGCTTCTTCAATCGGCTCCACAAAGTTGTACAACAAAGCGGTACGGAACTCTTTAAGGCTCGTACCAGCAGACACAGTGCGATTAGCGAATTCAACAACATCAACACCCTGGGCACCATCCTGCACATCCCGCAGAATGTTTACAATGTTTGCGGATGACCGAATGTTTGACTGAACCTGCGAAATCAGGGCAGCAGCAGCATCCCTACGCGCCAACAACTGGTCGCGTTGACGTTCAATGTCGCGCAGGACATTAAACTCATCCCGCGCATACTGCAACAAGTTTCGGTAAGAATCTTCAAGCAGTTGACCATTATCAAAGGCGTCCTTTAGCCGCTCTTCAAGATTCTCAAGCTTGCGAACCGTGTCTTGCTCAAACGTGCCAATCTCGGCAGCAATCGACGGCAGAACCTCAAACTCGCGCACAAACTCGACAAGCGCATCACGAGCTTCAATAGCTGACTTCTCAAATTCCTTGAAAGCATCAAACTCTTGCTGCCACTTGTCCATGGCCTCATCAAAACCAGTAGCGGTCTGCAAGAACATAGCCTGCACACGCTCAACCGAAGCCATCCCGTCACGGGTAACTTCCTCAAAGACCTTGTACCACTCTTCACCAGAACCAAGAATCTTGCTAATCAGGCCTTCAGTTGCGCCCAACGCTTCAAGTTCTAAACGAGCAGAAAGTTTTGCTGCATCATCCCCAAGGCTGCGGAAGAAATCACCAACAGTGTCCTTAGCCTCACCGGCAGCGCCAGCAGCTGAGTTAAGACCATCCTCAAACTCTTTGAGCTGTTCTGTAGCACCAAGAGCCTCGGCCTCGTAAGCCTCAAAATCAAACTCGCGCAAACCGGCTTCAAGGTCAGCCAAGTCCTCATCAATACCGTCCGTGGCCTCCATAATTTTGGAAGCAATAAAACCAATGCCTACAGCAATCAGACCGAATCCAGTACTGGCAATAGCAAGCTTAACGTTCCTGATGGCTTTGGCGCTTGTAAGAAGACTAATGTTGAAGAAACGCAAGGCGCTGTTAGCCAGCATGACGCCCTGAGCCATCAACTGCCATACCTTGATAGCAGCGAAAAGCGTTCCAAGTGTAATAACTACAGCCTTGACAGCCTCTGCATTATCAACCAAGAACTTCGTAAGGCCAGCAACAAGTTTCGTAACTGTAAGAACAACCTCGGCGACTCCAATAATGACGCCAATCAAAGCCTCTTTGTTCTGTGTCAAACTCTTGACAACAGGGATAACCTCTTTGAAGATAGCGATAAGAACCGGTACAAGCTGTTCCACCAGAGGACGCAACTCAGTGGTCAGCTCAGCAAGTGCTGGCGTTAGAGCATAACCGACAACGGCCTGCATGTTCTCAAACGTTGCACGCAACTGTTGCTGCGCCGCAAACAAAGTCCCAGACTGTTTCGCATACTGACCTAAAGCGTCGGAAGCGCGCTCAAACAGGAACTCCACACGAATGGTTTGCTCAGCCAAACGACGAGCAGAACCAGTCAACTTGTCCTGTTCACGGCGAGCCAACTCAGCATTAATTTCGTTCTGCTTCATGGCGACACCGAACTTCTCAATCGGGTCATACTCACCACGGAACAGGGCCGTCATACCAAGCAACGCTTCTTGAACGTCGTAACCATACGTAATAGCAAGGTCAGTACCCAAACCAACCAAACGTTCAGTCAGGTCAGCTGTCTCTTGGATACTGAAACCAGACTGTTTCAGAACCGAACCAATGAATGTAGACGCCTTGGCAGCCTGATTCATCGACAGACCCATGTCGGCGGCGTTACGCGAGAACTCCAGCATTTGCGGAGCTACCGCACCGAACACAGATGTCAAACCGTTTACGTTACGAGTAAGGTCACGAGCCTCGTCAACAGCAGCTCCGCCAAACTCCACAAGTTTCCGTGAAGCGGTAAATGCAGCAAACGCGGCAGAAGCCTTAATAACGGTGTTGCTTAGACTATTAAGCTGTTTACCAAGACGCTTAGTGTCCTTAATCGCGTCATCGATACCCTTACCCTTCAGACCAGTAACAATGGTCATGCGGATATTACGGTTCATATTAGCCATCTAATTTACGCTCAGCTTTCTCTGCCGCTTCACCAATAACTTCAGCAAGCTTCGCAGCCGCTGCATCCAACTTCTTTTCCGCGCCGGGATAAACCATACGAGAAGCCTCGGGGCCAATACTGCTCAAAGCCTTCAATAAACCAGCACCCTGTCCATTAATTCTATGCCGACGCTCACCAGGACGATAGTTCTCACTTGTGGTCTCGCTACGGGGATACACATACCAGTCAGTCATCTTGCCGTCATTGCCGCCAGACTTACTTGCCATGTCGGCGATAATTGTCGCAGGTGAGTTAATGACAAGCTGCGCGATAGCCTGATTCTTCAAAGCATCACGCTTAGGTGACCGAACAACAATCTTCACAGTGCGAGCACGATTAGTTGTGTTCCAAGTCTTACCAACGTGTGATAGTTTCCGCACCATACCCCGCACCGGAGAACGAGAAGGAATAGCTGCCCTCACGCCAGAGCGAACGACCTCGGCAACGTCACGAATATCCTTACGCATTTCCCTGACCAATTCAGGCTCAAGCTTATTCAGCTCGCGGACAAGACGCTTATAGTCACTGATAAAAATATCAGTCTTCTGCTCACCAGCCACGCCTACACCGCCTATCTCTCTTACTATTCTACCGAACAAGAAAACCGCCCCACTAGGGGGCGGCTTCCTTATCTAGGTAAGTTTTTTGCTACCAACCATCTGTGCATGGTCCATAGCATCCTAGGCTCTAATTTCATTAACTCTCTAGGACTAATACCTGTCTCAACGGCTAGACCCGCAAGAAACCAATGGGCGGAGGTTTCGCCTAGCCCTTGGATTTTGGGTCTTCGTCCGATTCACCAATGTTGCTAACCGTGGTCAACCACTTCTCGTAGTCGTCCTTAGTCGCACCAGTGCGCTTCTCGGAATGCCAAGCCAAGTACAACAACCAGCCGACGCGGGGCTCATCACCCAATTTTGCAACACTGATATTGTGCTCGTTTTCAAAAGCAACAAGGTCAGCGGCGTTGCAAACAACGTCCTTGGATGTACCGTCCTCGAACTGAATGTGTAGGTTGATTTTCATTTATTTTCCCTTACTAGGCAGTTGCGTATGTAACAGCCCCAGAGGTCGGGAACGTAACCGAGAAGGTAGCCAGGTCGCCTACTGCTCCGCTCACGGGGGTGAACGAAGAAACAAGCACCTCAGCGGTGTACTTCGGGTTAGTTGCCGACGCGGTAGCGCCGTTAGGTGCAAGGGTAACAGTTCCAATCGTTCCAACCAAGTCCTGGAACAGAGCGGACACGCCACCTGCACCAAAGTCGTTGTGGAAGTCAAGAGTTACAGAGCCGGACTTGAGTCCGCCGATGACCTCAGTCCACCCTTGAGAACCAAAATCCGTGGTCTCGACCTCTGCGGAGTTGATGACCAACTCTGCACGAGCACAAGCACTGGAAATGTCGGTCCCGTTAAGGGTAACGTCAGTCGAAGTGACAACGTATTTCGCCAATTTATTTCTCCTTATGCGTACACGGCAACAGAAAATTCTGCCGCCATATATTCTGTATCATTCAGTTGCAGAGAGCCAACGCTAGTCATACCTCGGACTCGACAGTCCATTGCATTTCCGCCAAGACTCCTATCTGATTCTACCGCAGTTTTGATGCTACGTTCCCCATTCTGCGACGCATACTGATTTAGTGAGCGTTGCGAAATGCGGTCCGACTGCTTGCCCACAATCACAATGACTGTGAACATGAATGTTGTTACGCCTTGTTGAAACGCACCGTCATAGTCGATGGTTTCTAACGCAACAACAGCGGTAGGAGGGTTGGGGTTATCTGGCAACTCCGCGCTTGTGCGAAGACCAGAAATCGTTGCAAGGTTTGTCGCAATACCTTGACGAATGGCGGTGATGTCGCTCACTACGCCATCCTTACACGGCAGAAGGGCTCAAGAAGTGTAGCGATATCTGGGTCAACACGAGCCAAACGAACCACGCCCATAGCGTCGAATCCGGCGACACCCATTGGGCTGTCAGCACGCTTGTAATATCTCGCTGATTGCAAAATGCAGGCTTGGCGAATAGCGGTGGGGATAGTCGCGTGACCGAACACGCCAGTGACCTGCACTGTGGCCTCACCCATGCTTGTCGGGAACCAGTAGTCGCCGACAGCGCGAATGTGGTTGTAGGGGACCTGCATACCGCCAGCTAGCCCATTCAGGGGCTCCAGCTGATAGTCAGTGGTGGTCCAAGTCTGGTCAAACACGCCATCCAGGTTTGTTGATGTCTTCAACGTGGTCAACGATGTCAGGTCGTCAATCTCAACATTGAAGTTATCCTGTGGTGTGTAAATTCGTGTAGCTGTAGACGACGTGAAGACACGTTCCGTGTACTGCTCAATCTGCCGCGAAGCGGCCTCAATAACAAGCTCAAGTAAAGTGTCGTCCACACTGTCGGTCAAATCCAGTGAGCGCTTGACCTCTTCAAGGGTAGCCAGACCATTAGTAATTGCCACAATAAACCTCCAGTATCTAGTCTATCGCGGATTATCCCACGCATTCATGCGACGCCGCTCAAGAGACCACTCACCTGACCCATAATCATCAGCCATCATTTTGCTGTCGTAATAGACAGCGTTATTGTGAAAAGTTTTACCGTTTTGTGCCATCAGCAATCCGTCACTATTAATCGTTGACGAATTGTTGTGGCTTGTGGGAATGCTAATTGACCGAATGTTTACATTTTGGTGTACGGCACGTCTCGCGTAGTCGTTGTCCTCGAAATATGCCGGGTAAAGGGCTTCGTCGAACAAACCCACCCGCTTGACGGCCTCTTCGCCGATACAAAACGTGTGCCAGAAGGGAAACATATCAGAAAGGGTTATCTCGTCTCTGCGGGCCTCTGAGAGCTTCTCAAGGGCACCTGGCCCATAAACCATGTCGTTAGAGGAAAAAAACCATCTGTCGTCATGCGGAAACAGTTTGATACCAAGATTCCACGAAGCAGCAACCCCAAGATTGCTCGGCAAGTTTAAAACACGCACATTCTCCACAAACTCAGAATGTAGAACATCGTAGAACTCGCCACCGTTATCAATAATCAGCAAATCACGTACCGGATAGTTGATTGATTGAAACATTCGACGCAACAAGTCATACCTGTTGAGTACAGGAACTATCAGATTAGGTAACATTAGACTCCCTGGAACGTGTGACCCTCAAGGTTAAAGTTCACAAACGGGTTCAACGAATAAACCTCAACCGAGTAGGTTTCTTTCAGCCAAGCCTTCATTCTCATCAGGTGACGGTTATACAAATCCCACGGTTGGTGACCGGGCGGGTACTCGTCCACGCGATGCTCACCGTCGATGCTTCCACAATCAGCACCCACCAACACAACGTTGCTTGCACCCATCCAGGCAGCCAAGTGCATTGACCCGTGAATAGAAGACGAACCGAAAACAATCTCATCTGTCTTAGCGTGCAAGTAAGGGTCAAATTGTCCGCCCTTCAATGTTCGGTCCGTCAAATAGTTGTAGATAACCTGCCCGTCATCTTTCACACAACCCTGTGGTGGCAGTTTGGCCCTATCGGGATGCCAAGCGGACGAACACATATCGTGTGTGACCGCAGCCAACATTCCAGGATTAGCCAAGTTCTCCAGCACGTTGTAGTGATAATGCGTGAACAAATAATATGCGCGCAAGTCAAAATGTTTAGCAATTAGATTTGTTGCTATACAAATCTTGTCATCAAAGAATCGAGGCGACAGATAGCCGACAGACGCGCCAGAACCGAACACCCAGATAGTAGAACCGGGGTGTTTATCTTTCAGCGTGTCAAGCCGCTTCATTAAATTCTTTCCTCAGCAATGGCATCCAGTCACGCTTCCACACGGTCTCAACATCAAAGTCCTTAGCGAACTTAACTGAAGCCTCAGAGCGTCCCTTGCCTAACTGATAAGCAGCCTCCAGCGCTTCCGCGATTTGTGAAATCGACGGCACTTTCCACCAAGCGCTTTGACCAGCATCCCAAGCTGGCATACCCTCAACAAGCCAACCATCCTTAGACACTAAATCTTGTGAGGCAGCCCAGTTAGAAGCAATAGCCCTCGTACCGCACGCTTGCGCCTCAATAGTGGGCACACCAAAGCCCTCACCCAGACTAGGAGCCAGCAGAACATCCATGGCGCTGTAATAAGCAGCCAAGTCCTCCTGCTTAGAGCCATAACGGTACTCGACAGGGTTCACCATCACAATAGCCTCCGGCGGCACATCCAAAGACTTCAGCAACTCCAGCAAGTTCCAGCCGATACCAGAACCAGTTACATCGGTGTGCAAATACAGCATCGCGTCGGGGTGCTTCTTGTGCAGAATACTAAAGGCGGTTAAGTTTTCGCTAAACGCTTTACGGTGAACAAGACCAGACGCTTTATTCGCGGCAACCATACCGACAACGAACTTGTCTTTGCTCTTGAAATAATCCACAACATTCATGCCGTTGCTGAGCGTCCAAGTTTCTTTCAATACCTTCGTGTCAATACCGTGAGGTATATACACGCCGTCTATACCTCGTTCCTGCATTTGACGCAAACCGAAAGGAGCCATAGCAATCGGCAGCACGTTTGGTTTCTTCAACCAACGCTCAACACCTTTCGGCATAACAATGTGGTCCAAAGGTGTCCAAGACCAAATACTCTGAAACTTCTCATAATGTGGCGACTCCAATACCCATGTGTCATACAGGGTAAAGAACACGTCCTTGGCGTGCTTAACCGAGTTCGTAAACATCATGTGGTCAAGAGGTGCGGTGTCCTGCGAGTAACCGTTAAAGCTACGCGGAAAATGTTGAGCCGGACCATACGGGGTCTCAAT